AGTATGTACAATTGGCTCGTATCCGAGCCGAATCGTGGTTGAATGAGCTTTCAAAACCGAGATTTCCGCCTCAAAAGTTGATACTTGAAATGGACGATCCGAACAGGATAATATTACATTTCCCTTTGAAATAATCATATTTTCAGGCTTTTTCAAAGCAAGACATACGTATCGCCCATCATCAACCTCCTGAACAGGAACCTTCTTGCAATGAATGCTTCGAATTTGAACAGTCGAATACATTCCATTACAAGGACCAATGATTAACTTATCACCAACGCATATTTTTCCTTTCAAAAGTTGTCCACCAACCACCAAACCGACACCTGCGACTTGAAAAGTCTGTTCAATGTGATACTCAATTTTAAATTCGTTCACATCAACAGACTTTGGCTTCTTGCTGAAAATATTTATAAACTGAGTTAGAATGTCTATTCCTTGTCCTGTCACATTTGAGACGTAAAAAATAGGTGTGATACTGTAGGTGTTTACATTTTTCGCAGCTAAAATAATATCATCATTCGTGATTACATCACAAGGAATACGACGAATGCCTGAATTTTTTAAGAGTTGCTTAACTTCGTTCACGTTATCTTTCAACACATTTTGCCTATCTTTACATATATCAATCTTCGTCATCACAATAATAAAAGGAATATGGAGTGTCAAACACGCGAAGATGTGTTCCTTTGTCATTTTTGACAAACCCATATTCGCACCGACAAGAATCATCGCCAAATCCGGAAATTGAGATGTTAGTCCCATAATGGTTGTTCGAAGATATTTTTCGTGTCCGCATAAATCCAAGAACGTTATAATCTTATCTGACTTCTTTACAATTTCAGGCCATGATTTTGGCCGAAAATCATCCGTATGATTCACAACTTTTCCACACGCATCAAATCCTAAAATATGGTGAGCAATACTACTTGTTCGCCCCGTCTGGATCTCGTGTTTAAAATTGAACACGTTTAAGCGAGCTCTTCCTCGACCATCATCATTACGACCCGTTAAAAGAACTCCGAGTAAGCTTGATTTTCCAGAATCAACATTTCCAGCACATGCAATTTTTATATCGATATACTTGACAGGGTTACTTTCTCTCACCAAGAATTCATACACTTTCATATCCTTTTCAACAATCTTTTCAGATAGCATTGTAAAAGTGTAGTTATTCTTTGATGCAAGTATATCCAAATTCCTTTTCGTCTCAATATACTCGCTTTCGGAAAGACCAAGAACTCTGCCATCATCTGTAACTCCAATAGTGTATATTGCCTCGCCAAATCCTTCGTCAACTCGAAACCTCATCTGAGTTGCCAGTTGATCAAGTCGTTCGGTGGGTGTATCGACCAATTTTAGCTTGTATTCATTATTTCCATCATCATTTTCTGGCGGAATGTTCATATACTTTTGAAAGAATTGAAAATAGATTTTTCAATTTTATAATTGGTCAGTAATCACGTGGAAACGAAAAACGATTGGTGTTTTGCAAATTGGGCACTCTGTCAAGTGCCATGCACAGAGGTTGCACGTTACAAAATGATGGCACCCGAATACTGTATTTTTCTTGTCGTCATCACCAATTTCCACCGATTTCTGAATAAGCCATTGACGTATATAGACAATGGAAACCTAATTATGTGAATAAGTTGAGGGTCATTCATTTCATCAAATAGCCATTTCCATTACGACAAGCTAATCTAAACAGAATGGCGTTCTCGGCCTTTAAATTGAAAGGCTTAATCTTGCTATATATCCACTTTGCCATCTCTATGTGTCCAGCAATGCAGATCTTTTTAAAAATGTAATTTTGTTGCTTTCGAATGTTCGCTCCAAATGCAATTAAAAATTTCGCAATCTCAAGCTTGTCGTTTGTACAAGCAATGAAAAGTAATTCTTCATAATTTAATTCAACTTTGCATGCATAGTCCTCTTTATAAGATATTTGACGATTTTAGAATAGCCACCCTTACATGCGTATTCTAATCCCTTATTTATATTACACTCATCACGGGCATTATGTAAAACCATTTCAAAATCACCAGTCGTACAACCAATTAAAAATTTGTGCATTTTTTCTCCGAGGTGCGTCGAATCCCTTCTTTCACATCTTCAGGAATCACAATCTCATCAAAGACAGTTGAAAAAGGTCCATCATACACAAACTCAGGCCATTCCTTGCCCTTATTCTTCCTGTAAAGCGAGAGGAAATATTCAATCGTGTTTCGGTCTTGAAGTAATTCACAGAGAGTATACAGCATGCCAACCTTATTATCAATCGATGTTTCTGGAACCTGAACTAATACAGATTGGGCAAGAAGAATCATACATAGTTTCAACCACATCAGAATATCGAAATAAACCATTGTACCTTCTTGTGAGCGTATTTCAATGCGACCTTCGTGGATGTGAATTGATTGATATTTTTGAATCAGTATTTATCTTGTCTTGAGTGTATACAGGCCTTGCATAATCCCAAGAAGTATTCTTTCGAGTGGGTGAAAGCGACTCGAATAAAGCAGGTTCTACACATTTCCACATCTCTACAAATTGCTTATCATTGACTTTTGGATGAGATAGATTAATGTGAAGACCTTGAGAAGAATTTACTCGATACACGAAATTATCACTTAGGAGAAAGCCATAATACACATATGTGAATACCTTGATTCCAAGAATCCCTATTAGAATAGGGGTAACTATTTCAACAGGAAAAAATTTCAATCCTTCACAATACAAGTCATTTTTAACGACACACGGACCTTCTTTATTACAGTCGATACTTCCATCTTCCATTAAAATCCATGTATCATAATTTGTAAATTTTTCAGAATCAGAAGTCCATTCCACGTTTTCACTTTTGGATTGAAGACAATTTATGTATGATTCAATTGTATCTTCACCATCCAGAATATGAACACATGTTTCAAGTTCAATTCCAAATTTCATAGTATCTATGATATCACGAAGAGATGTTGCTTTTTTTGCATTTTTTGAATAGGTTTGCAAGGGATGAAATCCTTTACGCCATTCATCAACAAGTGGGGTGTGCAAGTCATCAGGAATTTTTGCCCCGTGTGTAAGATAAAATATTTCCATTCTTTCATCTGGAGCATTTCGAAGAGCATAACTATCATTTACATCCAGATTAATTGGAGAATCCATCTTAATAGCTTGGTTGACTAGATACTTGATTACATCAGATTTCTTTTGAAAAACTGCAATTCGGAAAGGCTCTTCATTGTCAATATGAATATCGATAGGAGAATTAATATCAATTGACTTGTGTAATAGATATGTAACTACACATATATCACTTCCTGTGACAGCAGTTTTAAAAGGTAATTCATTCTTATAATGTATATCAATAGGAGAACCATTCTTTTCAGCTTGCATGTATAATGTATTGGCAAAATAACGATCTCCTTTGACAATAACCGATAAGAAATCTTCATTGCTAATTACAATAGAAATACCTTGTTTTTCAGCTCTTTCTGTTAACAAATATAAATTTGATATACTCGTTCCTTTTAAGGCGAAAGAATAACATTCCTGAAAATTAATCTGAAAATCAACTTTTGAAAGCAATAATAATAGTATATCTGAACTATGGATATTACTCGCCAAATTTAAATTAGCTTGATCAACTCTCACTTTTTGAACATTAACAAGAGCCCAAACCCGTGACACATCATCTTCTTTTATCGCTATTTCAAGTTCATTTCTTGACATTTTTATTATTTATAATAAAAATTTTTAAAGATCATATCTCTTTTGAGTATCCCATGTTTTCTTAAGAAGAGAATACTGCATGTTTCCTACACAACACGGCGGTTCGTATTGTTCGGTAGTGAACCTAGGCATAGTAGAAGAACAAGTATTGAACTTGTTGTAAGTAGGTCCTCCATTCGGAGCATACGTGTTTCCAAGCTGTTCATATGATTCTCGCGCTACTCCGCAATCATTCTGATTCATTAATTCCGGATACGGGTCCCATGTTGTAGGTGCTAAGCTACTTTGAGAATTCCATGTTTGCTTTAATTTTGCAAAGTTATCACACATTTTTATCTAATACACGATTTTCTTTTTCTATCCGATACAATTCTGGACCGCGTGAAATTGAAGCCAGTTCGTTGAGGGCAATTCGATTTTCTTCTGTTAATGGAATAGTATAGGTCTTCCCTTCGATACAATTGATCACCATAACGGTAGTTTCAGAAGTGAACGTGTAAGTATCTTCAATGTTGATATCAATCACCGCGCATATTTCTTCTGTTGATTTAATTGGAAGCTTGCTGTACATCCCTCTTTTTTCGGTCATTCTTTCCGAAACGGCATCGTATAGAATCCGCTCAATTCCGCGGACGGTGCAAAGAAGAGAGCATAGCATTCTCTCGAAATTGATGTCTTTCGGCTTGCAGAACTTGGCAACGGTGTCAATGTATTGGTACGTATTGGTACGGAAATAGTGGATTGCATGCTCTCGGGTTTGCTTGTTCAAGTAATCACTTCTGACAACACGAGCTGAATCAACTATTCCTTTGAGTACGTATAGGCAATAGAATGGAGAGCTAATTTCTTGTTCAATCTTTGCAAATTCGTACAAGAATGTGATGAAAGAAGTTTTAAGATTATCTTTCTTTTGTTTTTGGAGAGGAAGAATTATTAGGCTTTGTAAAATATCAATACAGTAGTGATCGAATTTTTGGAAAAGTTTTGAACCAGCAGTGAATTTTTCCAAATTTTCGAGAACGTAATCTGATGCCGGTTTTTTATTATCCGTATCCCATCCGGAACTCCAATCAATCGAAAGCGAATTGAAAATATTGTGTGTAATATTTCTCAATTTCTTACTTCTTTTTGATTTTTTCTTTGCATTAATTTCTCCTGAAACTGTTACAAGAAAGAGTTTTGGGTCTGCAATCGAGTCGTATTCATTACTCATGAATCCTACATCTGTATGACCGAGAGATGGCCAGAGAGGTCCATCATCCATTTCACCAACATACGAGAATCCGAAATCAATGATAACAGGATAGTATCCTCGAGTCGCAACGCAAAACTGATTCTGGTCATCCAAAATATATTGGAAAACGAGGTTACGATTGCAACACTTCACCATTATATTGTTCGAATGCAAGTCGTAATGTGTAAATCGTTTCTTGTTCTGTGCAATTGCAACAGCCAAAAGAGTCTGTTTCACAAGAGAGTACAAAATATCTTCAGAAACCTTGTCTGAACGAATGTAGTTGTACAGTTTAGAACTTCCTTCAATGTGCTCCATCAAAATAACCTCCTTTTCCATATGATAAGATGAATCCAAGATGAATGGGTTTCCAGATTTTCGATTCGTAGGGTCCACATCGCATATAATACCTCCAATACTCTTGCAAAAATGAGGGCAGAAATCAGAAAGATTATTGAGAGATTTCATAACCGCCAATTCGTGTTGTACTAAATAATTGATGTATTGGGAAATTTTAAACACAAAGGTATCCCCCGTTTCTTTGACCGTCATCAGTCCTACTAAACCTTGCTTGCCGAGGTGAGGAAAAACCTCTTTAAATTCTAGCCATTCATGCCATGGTTTCTCGCGATTTTCATTGTAACATTTGACCAGCTTGTTAAAACCCGATTCTTCGTTTAACGATATAACTTGTGCCATTTAATACTAAAAAATAGTTGTTTAAATACGTATGACGTAGTTAAATCAAAGTTGTTGAGAAAAGGCCATAAGAGCAGCTGCATCTCGCCCTCCACTGTGAGTTTTAACATACTGGCCGTTTCGGTCAAAGCCAAGGTATACCGGAACACCACGAATTGAAGGGTCTAATTGTTGTACAATCTTGTAAGCATCCTTTTCAGATTGTCCGCCATCTATTTGAATAGTCGAAGGGAATGCTGAAGTTTTGCTTGCAAACTCAGTGAAAGCAGGTTTCGCTTTCGTGCAATATCCGCAGAAAGTCCCCTGTACCATTACAACGGTAGGCTTCCCTGTCGGTTTGAGAGATTTACCGTTAAAATCTGAGCTTTCTAAATATGCAATTCCAACTAGTTTGTCTGACATTTTTATTATAAGAAATAAAAATTACAAATCGTATCGTTTTTGCATTTCGCAAGTCTGTTTTAAAACACGATATCCGCTAGGATTTACTTTCAAAGAGAGATACACGCCAGCGGACTCACTTGCATTGCAAGAAGTCGGGCAATTTTTAGGGTCAATAGGCTGACACTGGTTTACTGTCGCGGGTGGCAATGCTCCACTCGTGCATTTTGGGCTATTGCAATCGTACCCATCTCCGAAATCATTCGAACAACATGTGCACGCAACTTTTCCTGTCGAATCTTTAACAGGATACCATAATGGACTACTCATTTATC